CGCCGCGCAAACCGTTGCCGTAGCCAGACGTATTCGCGCGGTTCATGATGACAGAGCCAGCGGCCATCATGCCGTCAAGACCTTGGTTGCCAGCCTCGGCCTGAAGCGTGAGCGCCAGTAGTTCCCGGTCGTTATCACTAACATCCATTACTTATACCCTAAAGCCTTACGCTTAGCGTCCATAAATGGCCGAATAACAACTTTAAGCGCTGGGACTTTCGCCACAACCGCCGCCATTTTTTCGCCATATTTGCTGTAAGCTTTGTAGAACCAATTTGGTGAGTAGCCGATAACCCACTCGCGGAACTGAAGCCATTTTGGATTGTCTTCGCCGTAAACCTCACGGGCAACCCAGCAAATCGGAAGGAGCGGAAGGATTTTAGCGCCGGTCTGCAAGTAACTAAGCAAGCCGGGATTTTGCGATTGAGTTGTGGTTTGCGGTCCTTGAGATTTCCCAAGAGCAGCCAATGGCGCAGAAAGTGACTGCATTGGCGCGCCTGTGTAGCCGCCATATTGCTGCTTTGCAGCGTCAATCAATTGCTGCTGCATAGCTTGCTGCAACAGACCTTGCTGCATTTGGTTCTGCTGAATAGTTTGGCCAGTGTTAAACGCTTGCTGACCAAGACCGCCAAGCTGACTTGCCGCGCCAAGACGCTGTTGATTTGCTTGCAAGCCAGCAGACTGATTTGCCAGCGACATCTGGTTTGAAGCACCAGCGCCAAATTGAGCAGCTTGATTTTGTGCTGCCATGTTTGCGGCTGCTGCTTGATTTGCTGCTGCTGAGCCAAACTGACCCGCTGTATTTTGGGCTGCTGCGCCAAACTGACCCGCTGTGTTTTGAGCGCCTGCGCCAAATTGCGATGCTTGGTTAGCTGCGGCTGCATTAGCCAAAGATGCTTGGTTAGCGGCTGCTGCCGCAAATTGAGCAGCCTGCTGTTGCTGAGCTGACTGCTGAGCTTGAGCTTGGTTAAACGCTGCTGCGCCAAATTGACTGGCTTGGTTTAATGCTGATTGGTTGGCAAGGCTTGATTGCTGGCCAAACTGACCAGTTGTTGTATCGGCCTGCAAGTTGGCTTGTTGATTTGCCAAAGCAGCTTGCTGCGCTGTACCAATGTCTTGCTGTGCCATTTGCTGAGCTTGAGTAAATCCGGCCTGACGCAATCCAGATGCAGCTCTTGCTGATTGCTCTGCAAACGCACGTTGGGTTTCAGAGTCGGCAATAGCCTGACGTGAGCCGCCAAAGGCGTTGGCTGCTGTGGCTTGCGCGCCTTGCTGGTTTAGCGTCATATCCCTGTTGCGAGCTAAGTCAGATAGTGTTTGCTGCACAACTTGGTTTTCGTATGGGTTGGTATAAGCGCCTAAATCTCTTCCAGCAAGTTGACCCGCTTGTACTGATTGGGCTGAAATGACTGGCGCTGGTCCAACCTGAGACGCATCATAGCCGCGATTTGCAACATCAGCAGCGGTAAACCCTTGGCTTCCAGCTCTTTCTGCGTCGTAACCCTGCGCGTCGTAACCCTGCGCATTATAGCCCTGCGAGTTCATGCTGCTCGGCCTGTATCCAGCCGCTCTGGCTCGTCCAGGCTGAAAGCCCATGCCAGCTTGAGCGCCTTGCATGGCTTGCTGTAAAGCGCCAGCAGATGCCTGATTCACGTTGAATTGACCCTGTGGGGCCAGTGGCGCGTATTGTGGTTGCTGCGGTCGCCTCGGCAGCATTGCAGTAGACTGCGGCAACACAGCGGGTTGAGCTGGCATCACGCCTCGACCATTTTCGCCGGGCATAAACGGCGGCATCACAGCGGGTTGTGGTTGCTGACCGCCTTGGCCACCTTTTCCGCCCATCGAACCCATTAATCCACCATTGCCGCCCTGCATCGGGTCGGGAAAGGTATTAGGCGTTCCTACTTGTGGATTATACGGCGTTGCGCCTGACCCTGAAAATAATGAGCCAATACCGGGCGTTCCTGTTCCACCAGACATATTACACGTCCTTCTTTGTTAGGCCGCCGATAAAGACGTGGCCGATTACGCGGCAAGTCGGATGGCCAATGGCCATAATAACTTTACCAGCATAGTTTGGTTCATATTCTTTTGGACGCATTTGGTGGGCCATTTCTTTTGCCCAAGCCAGTGTGATGGGACGCATAAACGCTCGCAGCGCTTTAGCGCCAAGCGTATTGCGCTTGATGTACTCAGACACGGGCAATGCCCACAAGCGATAGCCGTCGCCTAAGATTGGGTCATCGCGGTTTACCATTAAGCCGTATTCAGAATCTAGCGCGTAAATGTCGTCAGGAAGTAAGCCCATCTTATTCATTGCTGTGCAGACAAGTGTACCGCCCTCATTACCGCTGGGTCTGTCTTTATCGCCTCCATCGTAGTTTCTTATTCCTCTAGTGCCAAACAAATTTGATATTGCTTCAACTATTCCGCCAGTTTCTCCAACACGGGAACCCGGCAGGCCAGTGACAGGATCAATAAACAGTTTGTTTATGTAATCATATTGGCCGGGACGTTTTTCAGCCAGTGTTTCTAGAGATTGCTCAAAAATTGGCGCGGATGAATAACCCTGAACTCCATTAGCATAGGTAGTTGGATCATCCATTCCACCCATTATGTCTCGCTGAGACATGTTGCTGCCTACTCCGAAATAATCAGCAGTATTTGCTACATTTTGAGCTGCAGCTCCCATCATGGGTGTAGCCGCCGCAACGTCTGGACCGTAATTTGGGACAAAGCCTATTTTTGATATATCGTCAGCTCTGCTTAGATTTCGCTTTGCAGCGTCCTCTATATACTGCGGCACTGCAACGGTTGAAGATGTTGAACCACCCTTACTCATTATTCAAACTCCTTAACGTAAGACGAGTGCATGGGCTTCCAGCCGTGCTTCGCCAATGGTTTCTTCCAGCCAAACCGTCCCGTCATAGTCAGTGCTGCGCATCCCTGCGCTTTGGCCCAATTTATTACATCGTCGTGCATATCCAAAATTTGGTTCAATTCTCCGCCGCCGAGGAATACGTTTAACAACTTCTTCCGTGGATATACCACAATTTCAGTTACTATGCACCCTTTTGGCGTTGGCCACAACTGCATCGTACCTTTGTATATGCCTTCAGCTATGTCAATAAAGTCGTGAGTGCCACCTGAGTAGCCTAAAGCCGCTTCAATCCAAGGCTTGCATCGCTCTAGTTCGTTATCCATGTAACCTCGTAATCGACAGAGTTGACGACGGTATCGCCGGGACTGGCGACGCTGCGGCTGTGTAATTTAAAAAGCCGCTGGTGTTGTCAAACATATAGTTGACCTCAAGATAGTCGCCAGCAGCCACAGTAAAGATTTGGGTGCGAGACGTAATTAAGGTTGCGTTGTTCCGGTGCAGCGCAGTCGCCATGCCGCTGTTGGCTGCGTCTGTTCCGTTTATGCTGGGCCAGAAGTAAAAGTGTACGGTGCTGGAAGAAGTTGACGACACTTGCGCCGAAAACGCCAAGACGTATTCCCCGGCTTCCTCGAATACAATGCGAGATGCAGGAGTTCCCTGCGTAATGCCAGAGTTCCCCACCGGGGCGTCATAAGTTATTTTGTATGCAGTGTTGGCTAAGGCTGCAGTAACGTCGGCAGTCTTGATAAAATTAGCGTGGCCACCTTCCAGTACAATCTGATGCCACGCGCCACTCTTGGACACTACCGGGTAGCCGTTGGCTGGATCCCACAATAATACGCCGTCCTGCGAGGCCGAGGCGGACGCATCCTTAAAGCCAAGCTGGTCAAGTGCCAGCCCAAGGTAGCGCCGCATATTCTCGGCCCACTGGCTTATGTCCAGCGTAATTGGTGGGAGTATCCTACTCACCTGCGGCCACCAGCTACAGCGTCAAGCCGCATAATACCGACGCGCCAATCTGATGCGGCGTCGCCCGTGACACGCATTCTAATTTGACGCCCGGTAAAGCGCAAACTGGTCGGGTTGGCCATGTTGTAAGGGCCATAGTCACGCTCGGTATCCGTTGGATAGAAGCGCGTTTTAAACGTGGCATTCACATCTCCCAGCGTCTTTTCATCTGGGATCATGCCGCGCACAGCCATAACTTGTTCGCCAACGCCAATGGCAATTGGACCAGTCTCGGCGAATGGCGTTTGGGTTCCGTAGTTAAATCCAATTTCCTGCTCGTACAGAGTGCCGTCGGCGGCAATCCAGAACGGCTGACGAAACACTCCGCGATCTACGCCAGCAGTGCGGCCAATCGTGCCAGTGGTCCAGATGTTTTCTGCGTAGTCAAATGAGACGTAGCTGTCGCACTCCGTGCTGCTTTCGCTGGGGTAAAACCACCATATTTCATTAAAGCGGCTATTCACTACGGCGTGTACTTTGGATTTCTGGTCGTTGTTTATGTCGCTGAAAACGTAATCAGACACATCACAAGGCAATGCTTGCACAGCGCCACCAGAATACACAAAGAATGAACGCTGGCCCATCCACATGACGCCTGCGTCAACAGATGCCGCCGCATTGGCCGCAATTAATCCGCAAGATGTTCCAACACGCTCAAACCCGTAGACGTAGGGTGGGCCGCTATATGTAGCCGTGTGAGCGTCTTGGTCTGTAAGTATGAGAGACTGGCCGCGTGTACGCAGCCCAGCAAGAATGACGCCGTTTGTCTGAATTTGAATGTCACCCGCTTCGTTAGTCGCGGCTGGCGTCCACAAATTATTATCCTCTCGGTCTGACCACGCCACCTTGCGAGGGTCGCCGCTTGCGCCAAAAGCAAACACAAACCGCTCCTCTGTCACCATCATGCCAGAGCAACTTGTCGGCGCGTTGGACAGAACGGCGGCTGGTGTTGCGGCATCAAGCTGCCACTCGTAAATCTTGCCATCGTCTGCCGTGCAGCCCAGCAGATACTCGCCCCAGTTTTCCAAGCTCCATGTGGTAGCTCGCAAAATGCTGCCAGTGTCTTCAGAGGGCAGGCCGTACAAGCCATTGCCAAATGTGCTTCCGCTGTAGCCAGTAAACGCCGTGGCATCTACGCGGCCACCAGTAAAGCCAGCCGGGGTGATGTCGCTGATGGTGTTGCCAGCGGTCATTGCGTACAGCTTATTGTGCGTACCAAGAGCCACGCGGCGGTTGTTGGAATTGTCTTCCCACGCCACCATTGTCCGTGCAACGCCGTTCAGATCAACAGTACCGCGCTGACGCCAGCCGCCAATGGGGCGCAACGCGCCCTCATGCCAGCGGATTAAGTTACCGTCGCGCCAGCGGCCCTGAGACTGATACTCAGTGCCGTTTCTATACTGACCCGCTGGTAGGTTTAGTGGGATTAACGGCATGGCCTGCTCCCTATTTAAGCTGGTTTAGTAGGCCAGTCGGCATCGTCCAGATTTGGGAAATCAGCGTGGCTGGTAATATCACGCAAAGCCTGACGATAAGTTGTCATTGGCGCGTCCATTGTTACGTCCGTCAATGCGAAGTAATCTGTCTCAGCCAGCAGCGTGTTGCGAGTGGTGCGCACAGCTTCGCCAGCCGTTGCGTCGAGCGTCGCCTGATACGCAGTCTCATGCTCCGCCTTGGTGGTTGTTACGCCATCCTCAGTCGTGTCAGAGAACATGTCACGGGCAACGTACTTCTCCACCCAGTTACCATTGGCATCCTGCACTACGCCATCACGGGCAGATGATTGGTATGCTGTTGTCGTAGCCGCTGGTGAGGCCAAGACAGCCTCTAGGCTAAGGCCAGCAAGTGTTGCAGTCTTCCATGTTCGAGGTAGGGAGACGTTGCTGTAGTGGCTCCGCCATTGCCCTTGGGTTTTGACTTCGCCTGTAGTT